CTTGCCTCTCGAATAACCGGGGGTTCTTCCTCAATCTGTATCAACCGCTCTGGCTCTTCAAATACAGGCGGCTCATCTTCCATTCGCGGCCTACCCTGAACAGGCGGTGCATCAAACATTTCTGCCTCTTGAGGCATATCTTGATAAACCTGCTGGGCTTCTATCTGCTTCATTATTCTTGGCTTTCCTGTTGAATCAGGTTGCTCTAAAAACAAGAAGTCATCAGGGGAGTCGCCAAATACAGCGTTTGTTGCTTGGTCTGCAAAGGTTGGAGGCTCAGGCTCTACAGGAGGGGCAACAGCAACATTGCCGCCATACCCATCACAAGCCGGATTGTTTTGAGGGTTAGTGCAATCAGGGACAATCTTAGGCCCAGTTATCGGAGTGTAGATGGCAATCACAGATGGATTTCTGATTGTTGGCCCGTAATTACCAGCCCAGAAACCACGATCCACCCCTTCAACTTGGAACGCAACAGCCTCATACGCACTGCCAAAGTCGTAGACCTCAGCCCCGCTAAAGGTCTGCCACTCCGTAAAATAATCCCTAGTGTTTAGAACCTGACGCACATCCTCATCACCATCTGTGTTGGTCACAGCAAGAAATGCTTGCAGTTCATCTTCTGTGCCATTCTCGTCTTGGCAAAACCCACCAATAGAATTATTGCAATTCATTAGAGCATCAAACGACCAGTTGAGCGTGAGTATTTGTAGCGGGTCATATTGGGGTAGAAGGCCGCCACCCGTTACCTCACCAGTTTGAAAGCTATACTGATAAGTCCCAGCTACTGCATTAAACGCCACATTGTTTGACGCCTGAGTAAGAGTTATCAGGTTTTCAGTAGTTTGAGTCTGCCCGTATCCAGTGCAGGCATGAAACAAAAGCATTGTGCTAACTAGCCGCTTCATGTCACATGCGCCTCTCTGGTGAAGGAATACGCTCAGGGTAAGACGCCCATAACGCCTTAGCCTCATCACCTATCTGGCCCTCAATGGGGCAAGGTGTCCCAGCGTCCATCATGCTCGACCACACCCTGTAGTCTTGGCACATAAGGCTAACAGCCGCTACCCGCATGCCCATGTCATAAAGGGTCTTGCTTAGCTTGATCCTTTCACAGTTCTTGTCTCGCACAGACTTGCCGGTCGAAAAACCAAGTATCTGCGTCTGTACCGCCCCAGATATGCCCGTAGTACAGAGGTCTTGGCTGTAGCTGCTGCCAATACTAGGCGCTATCGCGCTAGGGGGTGGCGAGTTAATGTCCTGCGTCACCCTCTGGGTTGAGGTGCTAGTAGAGTTATTAGTGTTGACGTTGTTAGTGTTTGAGTTAACGTCTGATGTAGACCTGCTTGTCTGATCAATAGTCGTGTCAGATGTTGTTAGGCTAACGCTATTGTTAGTGTTGGTATTCTGATTGACGTTTGTAGCACTGCTAACAGACGTGTTGCTGTTAGTGTTTACGTTGTTATTAGTGTTGTTGTTTACGTTATTGCTGGTTGAGTTAGTAGTGTTGATATTAGTAATCAAGCCAGTGTAATCAGTTGTATTCTGATTAAGATTCGTGTTGTTTGTAATGGCGCTATAGGTTGAGTCAATAGCCGACGTGTTCACATTTGTGTTTGTGTTCACGTTGGTATTGCTAGACGTACCTGTATAGGTCGTCGTGTTTACGTTTTGATTGTTATTGTTATTGGTGTTTGTAGACGACGATGTTGTCTGTATATTAGTCGTCGTGTCCTCCCCCATCGCAAAGGCAGGACATAACAAACACGCAGTAATAATTAGTGACCGTATTTTCACTATTCAGGCTTTTCAGGCCAATCTTCGTCGTTTAACCACGGAAAGTTTTCATGTTCCGTAATATTACGCAAAGCCTGCCGATATGTTGCCCATGTTGTAGCATCAACAGGCGAGTCCGCTAATTGGCTCCAATCAGATGCTAATAAGTAAGAGTTTCTTTGCAACCGAACCTGCTGAGCTTTTTCATTATTTTTTTCTGTCTGCTCCTCACTGGTCATTTCAGAAACTTGCCATGTTTGCTTCCATATACCTTCAGAAGACTTTATTGGCGTTGTTTCAGTAACCTTTTGATAACGAGTAAGTTCTGGAGGGCTACTGTAATCATAAATACCGTAACCAAAAGACTCTACTACGTCAGCCGTTAAGTATTTAGGAAAAGATGTTCTTGGAAAAATTTGTCTAAAATTTTGCTCTGCAATAGGGTTATCAACAGGAGAGCCGTCCTCTAGTTTAATAAGCAATGTCATTTACACATCTCCTGTATTTGTAGAAGGGAACTGCCTAATTTGTCCGGGCCAAATAATTCTAACTGCGCCGCCCGTGCCAGCACCTGATGATAAGCTTGCAGAGCCATATCCACCGCCACCAGTGTAAACACCGCCACCACCGCCATATGTACCACCATAACCGCCGCCAGCGCCTCCGTCTCTATTTCCACCGGTTCCGCCAGAGCCTCCGCCGCCGCCACTGCCGTTAGTGCCTGTTCCCCCACCTCCGCCATTACTTCCCTGTCCCAATATTCCTACGCCACCGCCTCCGCCGCCGCCAAAGTAGCTACCGCCGTAATTACTTGCTCCACCGCCTCCCGCTCCACCACCAGAGCCAGCCGAACCTGAATTCCCATTTCCTGTCGCACCGTCACCCCCATTACCAGAATAACCACCTGCGCCACCACCACCAGCCTCTCCACTAGTTCCACCATCACCGCCAGAGCCGCCAGTTCCACTAATTACGCTTCCGCCAAGCCCTTCAGAGCCTCCATCATACTGACCTCCGCCACCACCGCCTCCAGCGCGAGGAGAACTAGCAAACTTACTTTCCCCGCCATCTCCTCCTTGAGCATTATCGCTGTTTTGCCCACTTCCACCTGCACCAACAACTACGGTGTATGAATTTCCCGGCACAACAGTTATATCGTTAGCGTATGCTAATGCTCCGCCACCTCCGCCACGCGCGCCACTGCCTGTTGCCCCACCACCGCCACCACCAACAACAACGACCGAAACAGATGTAACATCAGCTGGAGCAGTCCAAGAGTAAGAGCCGGAAGATGTATATGCCTGCTGTCCTTCAGGGCCATAGTCAATAGCTCCAGATCCAGCCAATATCTTTTTAGAAATACTCATGTTAAATCTTGCCCAGCAGTAAACCCATAATAGGTTGTGCCGCCATCAGTTGTAATAAATACAAAATAATCAACATCAGCACTTCCTGTTGAAAGTGTTGGCGCAGTTCCTCCAGCCCAATCAACGCTTCCGGGCCATGTAATAGTTCTAGCAGAAGAGTCTTGAGTTACTTTAAGTGTAAATGCTGATGCTTTACCAGATGCGGCAGGATTGCTAAACGTGTAAGTAACATTTTCTGATAACGTATGCGTAAAGTTATTTCCATCTCGCAAATTGATAGTAGCGGCATTAGAGCTAGACGTAATGCTTGTAACCTCTTCAATCGTGCCGTTATCAAAACTAACAACACCGTTTGCATCTGCTGTGACAGCCTTTGATGCTTCGGTCAAACCAAGCGTTGTAATATCTAAATAGTTAAGCTCCGCCGTTGTAGCAGTAACTCCGGGCAAAGAACTGGTAAACGCCAACTTACCACTGCCATCTGTTTTAAGAAGCTGTCCGGCTGACCCGTCTGCATCAGGAAGCTCAAGACTATAAGTAGCCGACGCTGAATGAGGTGGCCCCTTAACGGTTACACCATGGCTATTTGATTCACAGTTAAAACGAATAGCACCAGCATTGGTGTTTCCATAAAGCTCTGTAAAACCTGTGCCATTAGGAAATAGCTGTATGTTTCCGTTGGTGTTTGTAGACTTTACAGCGTTTGCGTCAATCTTAATGTTGTCTACATCTAACTCAGTAAGCGTCTGAGTAGAGTTCACGGACAGGGTATTAGTAGACAGGGTAAGGCCTGTGCCTGCCGTCAGCGCCGTCTTAGATACATCAATAGCCGCACTAGCATTAATGTCTGCATTAACTATAACGCCAGTACCAATCGCGGCTACGCCAGTATCCGCAATAGTAATGTCGCCAGATACTACGTTATCAATCCACTTTGATGTGCCAGTGTCATAAAACAAAAGGGCTGCATCAGCAGGAGACGTAACGTTAGTATCAGCAAGACCTGCAAGCGTAGCGCCACCTAAGCCAGTTTGTGAGTCTA